GAGCCGTCATAAAGCAGTGGCGAATCCGAGCCATTGACCAGATAGAGGTAATCGCCGGCAGCCGTCGAGAACGAGGTTGTAGAATAGTAATCCTCGCTTTGCCCGGTCACTGCCGCGCTCGGCGCAACATCCGGATCGGCCGGCGCCGTGATCTCGAAAATCGAACCGTTTCCGGTCGCAAAAAACTTACTGGTTGATCCGATTTCATAGGTGAACATGCTTTCAACCGGAAACGAGCCGATTGTTGCATGTTTGGTCGAACCGCCCCTTACCCTGACACCCCGCAGCGTCGGAAAGCCGTTATTGAGAACAACCGCAGAGCGCGGTGCCGGCTCGGTGAGGTTTCCGGACAAAACAAGGCCAGCATTCGGTGCCGGAAAGGTCTTGAAGCGCATTTGAGGCGGCTTCTTGGCCGATTTCCTGACATTGGCCCGAGCCGGTTTTACCGCCATCATGGGGTTCTGCCCCGCTGATCATATTCGGCATAATCGGTCAGCGCGGCCTCGTACTCGGCCATGTAGTCTTCATAATCTTCGCCACGATGCCGGCGCCATCGCCAGATCACGCCTTTTTCGACCAATTGGTGAGGCACCAAAACCTTGTCGTCATCAGCGGTGAAATCGTCACGACCTGCATCGGTAAAATATTTAGACACATAACGGACCTTGACGACCGAACCGCTTGAAAGGTTCGGGTAAAAGCTGATTGCACGGCCCTTGATCCTGAAATATTTCGGGGTCCCATCTCCATCAGGGAGTGTGAGCCATTCATCGCTGGAAATGCCGCCACGGATCGGTGCGCCGGACAGCGTGACCGCTGTTCCAGATGCGAGACGCAGGAAATCCGTTGCTAGGGCATATTCGACATTGCCGCCCGTGCCGGTGATTTCATCGGTTGTCAGCAAATCACCCCAATCAAAGCGCCGGCACAGTTCCTCGCAGGCCTTGGTGACCATGTTGAGCAGTTCCGAGGCGGTCTTGTTCGAATTGCCAACAATGGTCGAAGGGTTAGAAATCCCGACTTCCAAGCAAACATTGGTGACGATCTCGGCCAATGTCAGATTGGTGTTGGCAATGGTCGATGTAATGCCGGTGGTCGTGACAGAAACGGTCATGGACGCACCCCAGCGACCCGTACAGTCGCGTTACTCCATTGGGCGCGATAATTGTCTTCGTGAAGCTCACCTATCGCCCTGGCGCGATCGCGTTCGGCATAGTCCAATAATTCCGGCTCCCGAAGAAACCTTGCCGCCTCGACATTAACGGCGGCATGATAAAGCTCAGGCGATTCCGACAGCAGCCAATTCGTATCCGTCACCGCGCTGAGTTCGGTCAGCTTGGCGTAATAGGTGATGGATTGACTTCCTGTTTGACCTGCAATCAACAGATTGGCGCCATCTATCGCGTAACGGCCAAGATGCGACGCCATCTGTTGAACATTCTCGATGCTGTCGGCCCGCAATACACAGGTGCCAATCGAAATCGTCTGCATCTCGATGAAATCGGATGGCAGCGGCCCAGACCCTGACGTCATCGTTACCGTTGCCGTTGTCAGCATCTTGCGATGCCGCAAATTCCGGTTCAGCCAGTTCTCGGCATATTGCACCAGCCTTGGAAAGGCGTCGGTGATGTTGCGGTTGCCGACAAATTCCGAGACAGCGAGCCGCAAATCGACATAGGTGGTGATCTGCGTCATCTACACCCTGCCTTCCTTGGTTCGCCATGCCCGGTTGTCGCTGTCATTGAGCCAGCGCGAGACGAATTTGTCGTCTCCCTGGCTTTGCGCCTCGACAAGTCCGCTGTCCCAGAGCACGTTCTGCGGAATGGACGCGACGCGATGGTAATCGCCGGCCCATCCCGATGCCGCGGAGTTTCTGATCTCAGCATTGGCCGAAACAAGCCCCTCCACCGGGTAATCCGTCCGGATCACGGTCTTTTCACCGTCGAAATACGTCCACACCGACCTGCCGGTCAGATGGTCATAATCAACCAGTTCAAAGCCATTTTCGTCGCGGATCGGCACCGAACTCAGTCCTTGATCCGCTTCAGAGCGCCGGACTCAATGCCCTCGATCGCCGCTTCAACCGGCAATTCGACTTCCTTGCCGGCACGATGGCGTTTGCCTTCATCGTCCCAGAAGTCGCGCAGGATTTCGCACATCAGCGTGCCGTCCGGCTTGTTGCCGGTCCGTTTCTTGATCGGGAGAGTCGGCGTTCTGTGCCATGTCGTAGTTCCTTGTTTATGTGGAAAAGGGGCGACCCGAAAGCCGCCCCCTTCATAATCAGTCGTCGCCCAGATATGCCGCAACGATGGTGATGGAGCCGGTCACGTCAATCGTGCCGTCGCCGTCAACCGTGGCGGCCGTGCCCGACCAATTCAGCACGACATCAAGCGGCGTGGTGGAGCCATCGACAACGGCATTCGCCGCATCGTAGCCAGTGCCGGTCGTGGTGCCGCCCGAAAGCGTCTGGTCCACCTTTGCGCCAATATTGTCATAGGTCGCAGAGCCGGTCAGAACGCCATCAGCCGCCGCAGCAATCGCAGCAGTGCCGACACCAATGTCGAACACGGTATCATCGGGAACGCCAGTTCCGTCCGCCGCATAGGCCGTGTAGTTCTGGCGAGACGCGATGAAGTGCCAGCCGCCTTCGGCCAGATCCATCAGCTTGAGAGAGCCGAACGAACCGGACGAAGTGGCGTCCGTTACCGCGATGCGCGCAGCCGTAAGAACAATGTCGATGTAGACAAAGCCCGCGACATATTTGCGGGTGACGGTGAACGAACCGGATGCAGGCTGTGCCGCAACAGTGCCGACAGAATCGCCGGCAATATCGAGGTTCTTCTCGGTGGTGTTGATAGTACCCATAACAGCCTCCTTACGTGCTTGCGGTCAGGCCGAAGACATCGGCAACGACGCCCAGACCCTTCTCGTTCTTGACCTTCAGGCTGCCCTCTCCGATCAGCACGAATTTCTTCGCGTCACCGGTTTTAGCAACCTTCTTGTCTTCCTTGATCTTGCGGAGCCAGCCCCAGCAAAGATATTCGGTGTCGAGAAGGAAGGCGTTGCGGGCCAGACCAGCGGCGCCGGCCATGACGCGGTTCGGGTGAATCATCACCTTGCCGTGCGGGCCTTCGTACACATCCGCATTGGCCACGATGGAGTTGTTCTTTCCATCGGAAGCCGCATAGCGGAACGACGCGACGTTGGAATCCGACATGAAGGTGACGAACACCGTCTTGACGTAGGGCGAGACAACACAGTGGCGGAAGTTGGCGCCGGAAATATAGCCCTGCTCCATCACGCCATCCAGCAAGGCCTTGGTGAAGGCGCGCTGAGTGCCGTTGGTCGGAGCAACAGTCAGGCCGGTGCCGGAATTGTAGCCGCCATTCGCACCAGAGCCGCCACGCGAGACATTCGACGTGATCCAGGTGGACAGCGAACCGGATTCACGGGTCGCACCGCCTACCGAAGCATTGGCGTCAACAATCGAAAACTCGACATCCTTGCGGAGTTCGACGCCCTTTTTCAGCTTCTGGTACTTGACCTTCTGGACATTGCCGGCCTCGTCAACGACTTCCTGCGTTTCCGAGATGATGCCGTCCTTGCGCATGATCTGGGTGTAGTTGCCCAGGCGCGCCGGAGGCGTGGTCTCGCCGAAGGTATAGTCATCACCTTCGAGCTGGACGTTTGCAGCCGGAGCAGCAAGCTCGTCCGTTTCCCATTCAGGGTGAGTGGATTTGAACTTTTCCTTGGGGATCAAGGAATAGATCGGTGTATCTTCGGGCGTGATGCGCGACACCACGTCCGAAAGTTCCTCCCGATTGCCCACCGCGGAGGTGGTCTGGAAGGTGTTTGTTACGATAGCCATGTTTGGCTGTCCTTTCGACGTTCAGAGGGTTATTCGAAGTCCACGTTGACTGCGTCGTGAATGGACCCCGAGCGTTCGAGCCTCTGCATCGCCTGCCGGTTCTTGACCGCCTTTGCCCCGGTGCCCTGCGGGCGTTTGTTGGGAGCAACAGGCGGCGTGTCCTGCACCTTTTCCTTGACCTTTTTTCTGGCTTCCTCTGCCGCCATACCTTTCTGCGCCCAGTACGCCATCCCGAGGAGACGGTGATCGGTTGCAGTGCGGATGTCGTCGTCGGAATAGCCAAGGCTTTTTGCCGCCTTGAACGCCGTGTCAAAGAACTCTTTGCGGCCTTTCTGGGAAGTCGTCTGCGGGAACATGCCGGCCAATGCGGCATTTTCCTCGCTTAACAGCTTCTGGCGATCGGCTGCGCTGATTTCTTCAATGGCGCCCTGGGCTTCATCGCCAATGGCCAGCAGGTCTTTTACCTGCGACAGGATTGCGTCGTACCGGGCCTTTTGCTGGACATATTCCTCGGGCTTGGAAGCTGCGAGGGCCATGTCCGGCTCATCCGGCAGTTGCTTGGCAAGGAAGTCGGTAAAGGCCTGAACCGTTCGTTCGATACGTTGGCCTTGCGCAGTGATGGATTTGCTGAGATTCGCGTTTTCCATGCTTTTGCGCGAATAATCCGATTGCCGCAGAT